AACTGTTTACCTCCATCAAAGTTCATTAAAGCTAATAAGTCTTTTTTCTTTTTAAGTTCTTCTTCTATTTCTTTTTTCTTATTGTAAGCCATATTTTTTGAAATCAATTTTTGTTTGCTTTTCAATTTCTTTCATTTCATTTAATAAACTTTTTTGAGATTTCTTTCCTACTTTTATATCATCTTTATACATTTTTATTTCGTGTCTAATTTCCATTAAAGTCCAGATAGCATTTAATAGTTTTTGGTCTTTAATTTTTTTGATTTTAGGAAATTCTTTTAATACCACTTCTTCTTCTTTTTTTCTTAATTTAAGATTAGCTTCTTTCTCTCTAATCTGTTTGTTTAATTCATTAGCCACTCTAACATAGTCTTGTGGCTTATAAACTTGTTGGAAGTCCGTCTTGACGATTTCCTTGTCCTTGTTGAGTTTGAATATCATAGTTTTTGCCTTCAACTTCTCCAAGTTGTGGGTTTATTGTCCCACCACCTAAGGAAGTTGGATTATTAGTTAATTGTTCATCTAACATATCATTTACCTCACTAGTCATCTTACGAGCTTCATTTCTCATTATAATTGGTTCTAATTGGTCTAAATAACTAGCTATTCGGAAGAATTGTTCATTATCTATATCTTCCTTATGATTTCTTAGGTAATTAACAAATCGTTGTTTATAGGCGTTATTTGCTATTTCATTAGGTTCTATTTGTTCTCCGTCAAGTAATCTTTCAATATCTCTTTCTGCTTCGGCAAGTAATTCTTCATTACCATATAAATTAACATCTAAAAGTTCTTTAATCTCTTGTTCATCAAACCCAGATATTCTTGCTTGTAATTCAAATAGCTTATCTTGATTGATATTAGGATTACCAGCTTGGCTATTTAAGAAACCTAACTTTATCTTTTGGTTCATTATGTTATTAGAAAGCTCAGCACTACTGGCTTCAACTAATAAAGCATAATTATCTCCTGCTCTGTATAAATCAGCTTTACTTACTTCTTTAACTTCTACTCCTTCTGGTCCAAGAATATCTACTGCTATTTTTTTAGTTAAGTGGTCCTTAATTCCCCACTCATATAAACGAGCAAATCTTTTATAACCAAAAGCATAACTTTTATTTAATAATCCAAATCTATCAGCAGTATTTTTTAAGTTGCCCTCATAAATACCTACCTTACCATCTTCGTCTGCTGTTCCAGCCACATTAGCGGTTACTCCTGAAGCTCTATCTTGTATCTGTTGAAGTTTCTCAAATACTTGAATAGGAGTTTGAATTGCTGGAACTTGTATAAATTGAACAGCTCTTTTTACATCTACTCCTTTTTTAACTGGTATTATTCCATTCTTTCGGTATTTAATCACCTTAGATATATCTTCTAAGGCAGAAACATCAATTATCTTTTGAGGTTGATTTATAGCTTCAGCATTATCAAGCATTTGATTAATACTTGCTTCTTGTGCCATAAATATCTCTTTGGCATAATCTAAATAGCTTGGTGTCCAAAACTCAGTTAAATCAGGGAAACAAGCCCAAGTCCAAACAGGATATAATTCAGAAGTAAATAAATTCTTTAATTCTTCTAATCTTATAATAGTTCCATCTGAGCTTAATAAAACATAATATCTTACTCCTTTATAAGTGGTGAACCATTCCCATAATTTATATTTATCTGGGTGGCTGTCTTCAATCTTATTCTCGTTGTTATATAGTCTATTGTTTTTGTTTTCATCTTCTTGTGTTTCATCATTACCAGTTCCATCTCCCTCTAATAAAGCATTTACTTGTTCTTTAATATATTGTCCTGACTTTACTCCTGCTTCTAATTCTTTTCTTGACTTTACAATTCCCCATCTTCCTAAATACATTGCTTTTTCTATATCTAATCCACCAGCATTAGGGTCAATTAAGAAGTCATAAACATCTATTGGCTCTAAATTAGGTCTATATCCGTCTTTATCATCAATAGCAGAATAAAAATAGATTGCTCTACCATATAAAACTGCTTGTTTCTTCCCTATAATATCTTTTAAATCCCAGCTATCTCTTTCTCTGTCAAACTCTCTTAAAGCATTTAATAATTGAACCCTACTTTCTTGGCTTTCTTTTCTCTTTCTAAATTTAAAGATTAAAGGGTCATCAATCTTACTTAAAAGGGTATGTATAAATTCTTGTGTTTGTCCTAGACTAACATTAGCTCTTGTGTTTTCTGTTTTGTCTTTCTTTCCATAATAAAGGTCTTCGTTTTCGTGCCAGCCACTTATCTTCTTCTGTTTATAAGTTCTGGCTATCTCTATCTCATTGTTAATTTGTCCAGATAATTCTCCTATTAAATTGTTTAATTCTTTTTTCATATTATATTCCTATGCGTTTATGTATTGGTTCGCTTTCTTCTAAGATGCTTAGGTCTATTTCTTCTAAGGGATTAACTATTTCATCTTTCATTTGCCAAGCAATAGCACAAGCTATTAAAAGGTCAAAGTGTCTGGTGCTTAGTCTAGGGTCAATCTCTTTATCCATTAAATCATCTCTGGTATAACTCTTAGCTTCATTTATAAGGTCTTGGTCTGTTAGTTCTAATAATCCTTTATCAATAGCAGTCTTCAAATCATATAACATTTTAGGTTTGGTTAAGGCATTAGTTTGCCACCCATATTCTTTTGGTTTGCTTTCGTCTATCTTAGTGTCTTTTGATTGTGTTATATATTGATTGGCTTCTAACTGCTTTAATATAGCTATTGTGGTGTGTCCGTGATTATTCTTTTCTACTGCTACAAGACTTTTCCCATATAAATTAGCTTGGTTGTTTATCTCGTATCCAAATACATCTGGTTTAATTTCATTATTCTTATAGGTTGCTACTACTTTTGCTGGTATAGTTGAAAAATCAATGAATACACTTGTTGAGCTATCTAATCCTACTCCTCCTGCTACATCGTGTCCACTAGCATATCTCTCTCCTGGTCTGTATTTATCAAATATCTTAAATCCTGCTATATTCTCTATTGGTTTTTTGGCTTTCTGTTCTTCCAATTTCTCTCTGCTAAACATTATATCTTTACCAGCACTTGGTTTACATAATCTTTCTCCTTCAAAGTCATCGTCATCTTTTTTCATCTGTTCTATATCTTCTAGGGTATATCTTGCTTTCCAGGTTGGTTCTTCTCCTTCTATAATTGGTATAATTAATACTCGGTTTCTTTCATCATTTCCTTTTATTACTAATTTATGAACATTTCCTCTCTCACTTAAATAATTGCAGTTATATATACAGCTACCCTCTTTACTTAAACTGGTTCTTGCTTCTTCCATATTATCCCATATAGATTGGGTTAAAACAGCACTTCTTAAAGTCTTCCTGGTTTCAAAGTCTTCAAATATAATCCAATCAGGTCTAGCTTCTCCTTGTAAAGCTCCTCTCTGGTCTGTTCCTACTGTATCAGCTAACACCTTTACATCAAAAGAGGTTGTAAATGAAGTCATCGTTTCTTCTCTCTTTAGTCCTGTCTTCTTAAAGGTCTCAGGGTATATCTTTTTTAATCTTATAATTTGATTATATATATCAGTTGTAATCTGTCTGGAATTGTTTATATCAGCTGACAATACTTTAATATATTTCCTATAATGTTTTCTATCATTTAGAATACAAAAGGTGATGAATAATTTAGTTCTACTGGTTTTACTAGCCCCCCTAAAAGCTATATCAACAAAGCTGTTTAATCTTCCTTTATAGGTATGTAAATTATACAGGTCTATGTTCTTATGAAATTCAGCGTCATCACTAGTGAAATATTCTGGGAAGTTATACTTAGCCCATAAGTTAAACTTAAACAATATCTTTTCGTCTTTTTCCTTATAATGAAAACTAAATAATGCTCTCTTTAGTTCGTTATCATCTCCATTAAGTATCTCTTTTATTTCTTTTGTGATTTCATTATTCTTCATTTAAGTATTTATCTATTATCTTATTAGCTTGGCTTATTAACTCTCTGCTTATAGAATTATCGTTAATATCATACTGCTTTGCTAACTTTAATATATAGTTTAAATACATATCC